ATTGAATTGAAAAAAAATTTTTTTTTTTTAATTTAAAAAAAAAAAAAAAAAAAAAAATAATTCGTATTAAAAACTACATAATTCTAGTTTGATTTGCTATAATTACGGTAGTAGGAAATAGAACCCATTCGCTGAAGTCTCCAATGTAGGCCAGAGACGTTCGTTTTGTGCGATCGTTCTAGTTCCTAAACTGTAATTAGAAACAAAAGTTTCCAAATACGAAGGAAATTGGGGAGGAAGGAGTGGAAGTAAGGCTCGTTTTCTTTTAACATTTAACTTTAGACGGCGATGTCTAATCGTTGTTTCGGAGAATCGGGCTTTGATAAAATCATAAATGTCTCGACAAGTGTCGTAGACTTCATGACTGCATCCCATAGCGGCTTGAGCAATGCCAATGGCACTACTAGCAGTAGCAGGAATGTCTTGAGGGTATTCAGGGTAGAGTAAATGAGCTAAGAGTAACGCTGGATCGCGATAGGCTTCGCCATTTTCATTGACCTGATAGGAAAGAACAGATACTTCGGGGAGGGTGTTTCCGATGTAGCTCTTCTTGTGTGAGAGTTTTGCGTGGAATCGGGAGTTGGCTTCATGTTTCAGCTTTACCAAAAAGGAGTGATGGAAAGGAGGAAGGATAAGTTCGGGGAACACGGAGATAGAATCGTCACCTTGGACTAAATAGTCAAAGTTTTCGGATTCAATGTTAATTCCGGAGGCAGATAGGCAAGTGAGTGTCATAATAGTATTGACAAATGAGTCAAGAAGCTGGGTTTGTTGAAAACCTGAAGCTATACCATTATATTGCCATTGATACAAATCACCATTAGGTAGTCGGATCGGTGTGTGTTTGATTGAGTGACACATCCAATTCCAAACGTTTTCGATTTGATCGGGGTCTTTTGGTTTGCCATTAGGATAAAAGGCAGTAGGTTCGTAGGAAGTAAAGTCGAACCAGGAACGCCACATTTTGTGAATGTCGTCGATGACGGAAAAGAGTGCTCGTCGATCGAATTGGGACCAGTCTATTGAAAGAACTGTGTTCCATCGTTTGTGGGAGAAACGGTTGAATAGCTTTCGCCATCCACCTTTAGATGTTTCGTAGCCCCATAGCATTCTACCAGTCTTGTTATTTAGGTAATCTTTTTGGATTGACCAAATGAACATTTTTTCGGTAAAGAGTAGGAGTTTTGGAACACCAAAGACTGCTCTGAGTTTGTCAGGCTCGTCTTGAGCGACTAAGTGAG